ATATTCCTAAGGGAGTTTTATGTCGGTTCTTGACAGAGTAGACCCCAAACTTCTAAAGCAGATACCCAATCTTCCTGAGCATGAGCAGAGGGAGATACTTGCTCTCATAGAAGAGCTAGAAGAGGCTGAGGGTAAAGAGCAAGCCCGTGAAGGGTTTATGCCGTTTATCAAGCGTGTGTGGCCTGCTTTTATTGAAGGGCGTCATCACAAGATCATGGGTGCTGCTTTTGAGCGGGTTGCCCGTGGTGAGTTGAAGCGTCTCATTATCAATATGCCGCCAAGGCACACTAAGTCTGAGTTTGCATCGTACTTACTCCCTGCTTGGTTTCTGGGTAACTTTCCAGAGAAGAAGATCATTCAGACCGCACACACTGCTGAATTATCAGTGGGGTTTGGTCGTAAGGTTCGTAACTTAGTAGACAGCGATGATTACAAGAGTGTTTTCCCGAATCTGGGGTTACGCGCCGATTCAAAGGCTGCTGGACGGTGGAGCACTACTCAGGGTGGCGAATACTTCGCTATAGGTGTTGGTGGTGCTGTGACTGGTAAGGGCGCGGATCTTTTGATCATTGATGACCCTCATAGTGAGCAAGAGGGGCAAAGTGCCGATCCGGGCGTGTTTGATAAGGTTTACGAATGGTATACCTCTGGGCCTAGACAGCGTCTACAGCCGGGAGGCGCGATCATTGTTGTGATGACACGCTGGCATAAACGGGATCTTACTGGGCAGATCATCAAGTCTTCTGTTCAACGGTCTGGTACAGATGAATGGGAGGTTATTGAGTTCCCTGCAATCATGCCGTCAGGCAAGTCGCTATGGCCTGAGTTCTGGCCTTTACCTGAGCTAGAGTCGCTTAGAAACGAATTACCAGCGCCCAAGTGGAACGCACAGTACCAACAGAACCCCACATCAGAAGAGGGCGCGTTGGTTAAGCGTGAATGGTGGCGCGAATGGGACAGTGATGTCCCGCCAGCTTGCGAGTTTATTATCCAGTCTTGGGATACGGCATTCCTCAAGACTCAGCGTTCAGACTTCTCAGCCTGTACAACGTGGGGCGTTTTTTACCACCCAGACGATACGGGCACTATGCAGGCAAACATAATCCTGCTGGACGCGCACAAAGAACGCCTAGAGTTCCCTGAGCTTAAAAAGAAAGCTTTTGAGCTATACGGTTACTGGGAGCCAGATGCTTGTATTGTTGAAGCTAAAGCGGCAGGTACGCCGTTGATCTTTGAGTTACGGGCTATGGGCATCCCTGTTGCGGAATACACCCCGTCCAGAGGTAATGACAAGATCAGTCGTGTAAACGCAGTATCGGATCTATTTGCTTCTGGTAACGTGTGGCGGCCTAATACTAGGTTTGCAGAAGAGGTTGTAGAAGAGTTTGCCTCATTCCCTGCTGGTGAGCATGATGACCTTGTAGACTCATCTACACAGGCGCTGTTGCGGTTCAGACAGGGCGGGTTCTTACGATTACTCAGTGATGAAGAGGATGAGCCTTTTTATCCAAGAAAGGCCAGTTATTATTAATGCCATATCTCCAAAGTAACATCCCGTACTTTAAGTGCTGGGTGAGAAAAGAGTACACGCATAACCATACGAAATATCATGGAGAGTTCCTTCATGCTATGGCGATTGCGGTAACTACAATGCCTACAAGATGCTTGAGCTTTCAGGTTATCTTTACTGGGGCGGAAACCTACGACACTGATGAGCCAAATGTTCATGGTGGCGCAATGTGGGCAAGAATGCCGATAACGGCGTTAGTTGCCGATACACCCTATGAAGAATGGCCTGAGCCGATGCCTGTATGGGCTGCACAGCCTTGGGACTGTAGCTCTAGGGATCACAGTGTGTATGTTCTGGACAGGGCGACACCTTGTCCTTGGCTGGCAAAGATAGACGGTCAGTTCTACCCTGCTAAGTATTACTTCACGGTAGATTACACAAACAACGAAATTGCAGATGACCCTGCCCAACACAAGCAGAGTCATGTTATGGAGCTACTTGATGCTGGCCCGTACACGGGAAACATCGTAGCTTTGCCGAATAATCGTGTTAGGGTGACTCACCCAGCGTGGTTTGAGACAGGAGAAGGTGCGCCTGACTTCAGGCCATCTCAACACATTCATTACAGCAAATCAGACTTGGATTACACCTTAGACGTAAATCAGGTCTTTGATAACTTATATGCAGGAGACTCGCATGAAGATGAAGAGTAAAGGTTATAACCGAGGCGGTAAGACTAAGATGGGCATGGCTGGCGGCAGAAAGACCAAAATGGGTATGGCTGGTGGCAGAAAGACTAAGCTTCCTATGGTTGAAAAGGACGGGAAAATGGTTCCGTTTTTTGCTGCTGACGGCGAAGGCAAGATGAAAAATGGCGGCATGGTTCCTAAGACTAAGGGCTACTTCAAAGGTGGCAAGACCATGCAAAGCAAGATGGCCACCAAGGGCGGCAAGCGCGGCGGCAAAGGCTAATGGCCGTAGATCGACCATTGCAGACTCCAACCCCTCTTATGCCGGGGATGGAGGAAGAAGCACTTGAGATAGAGATCGTTGACCCCGAATCCGTGTCTATTGCGGCGGGTGGTGAAACTATTTTTGAGTTTGACGAAGACGATCTAGTCCAAGCGCAGATACCGCATGATGCCAATCTTGCTGAGTTTATTGAAGATGGTGATCTAAACGCGATTGCAAGTGATCTTGTGGGCGCTTTTCGCGCTGACAAAGACAGTCGATCTGATTGGGAGCGATCCTATATTGAAGGGTTAGACCTTCTTGGGCTGAAACATGAAGAAAGAACCACCCCTTGGGATGGCGCTTGTGGTGTTTTCCACCCCTTGTTGACTGAATCTGTAATCAGATTCCAGTCCCAAGCGATTCAAGAGTTGTTTCCAGCGAGCGGCCCTGTAAAAACATCTATTGTCGGCAAAATAGATGACGAAAAAGAAAAACAAGCACACAGGGTTCAAGACTATTTGAACTATATGCTTACCGAAAAGATGACCGAGTATCGTTCTGAGACGGAGCGGATGCTTTTTTCGCTACCTCTAGCGGGTAGTGCGTTCAGAAAAGTGTATTTTGACCCCTCAATGGGCCGTCCTTGCAGCATGTTTGTGCCTGCGGAGGAGTTTGTTGTCAGTTATGGCGCTTCTGATCTAGAAACTTGTGAGCGTGCGACTCACATAATGAAAAAAACCAGCAATGAAATCCGAAAATTGCAGATTTCCGGGTTTTATGCAGACGTTGACTTGGGCGAACCGTCTCCATCGTCAACAGATTCAGACAGAATCAAAGACAAATACAACGAATTAACGGGTGATGAGCCAAGTTACGACAGTGACAGCAGGCATACCCTCCTTGAGATGATGGTTGATCTTGATCTTGAGGGTTTTGAGGACATGGAGGGGGGAGAGCCTACGGGAATCGCCCTGCCTTACGTCGTTACAATAGATTTATCGTCTAGAGCTATCCTTTCAATCAGAAGAAACTGGTATGAAGAGGACGAGCGTAAGCTGAAGCGCCAGCATTTTGTGCATTATCAGTACATGCCGGGGCTTGGGTTCTACGGATTCGGTTTAATTCACATGATTGGCGGCTTGGCCAAGTCTGCAACGTCTTTGTTGCGCCAACTTGTGGACGCTGGCACGTTAGCGAACCTTCCGGGCGGCTTAAAATCTAGGGGATTGCGGATTAAAGGCGATGATACGCCAATTATGCCGGGAGAGTTCCGAGATGTGGACGTTCCGGGCGGCACAATCCAAGATAATATCCGATTTTTGCCCTACAAAGAGCCAAGCACGGTGTTGTACCAGCTTATGGGCGATATTGTAGAGGAAGGACGCCGTTTTGCTTCCGCTGCTGACGTAAAAGCGGCAGATATGAACGCAGAAGCGCCTGTCGGCACCACATTGGCGATCATGGAACGGTCAATGAAGGTGATGAGCGCGGTTCAAGCGCGGCTACACGCCTCTATGCGTACTGAGCTACGGCTTTTGTCGAATGTGGTAAAGGACTTTGGCCCTCAAGAGTACCCATACGACGAAGAAGGCCCAGCGTTAACACGCGAAGACTTTGATGACCGTGTGGACATCATACCTGTCAGTGATCCAAACGCAGGAACGATGGCTCAAAGGATTATGCAGTATCAGGCTGCGCTTCAGTTAGCTCAACAATCGCCTGATATGTACGATATGCCGCTCCTGCACAGGCAGATGCTTGAGATACTGAACATTAGGGATGCAGACAAGATCGTGCCTGTAGAGGGCGATATGCAGCCTACAGACCCAGTTTCAGAGAACATGAACATAATTAACGGCGAACCCGTTAAGGCGTTTATCTACCAAGACCATGAGGCACACATACTGGCCCACAAGTCTTTAATAGAAGATCCCAAAATTATGGAGATCATGTCAAAAAGCCCCAACGCCAAGAAGGCAGGGGCTGCTCTTGCTGCACACATACAGGAACACTTGGCGTTCCAATACAGGATGGAGATCGAAAAGCAGCTTGGTGTCGAGTTGCCGCCGCCTGATACCCCATTACCGGAAGATATTGAGTATCGTATATCTAGACTGGTGGCTCCTGCGGCTGAACAGCTTACAGGTAAAAACCAGCAAGAGGCGCAAGCCAAGCAAGCGCAACAGCAAGCGCAAGATCCTATCGTGCAAATGCAGCAGAAAGAGTTACAGATCAAAGAGTTGCAAGCTCAAACCAAGGCGCAAGCCGAAATGGCTAAAATACAGCTTGATATGCAGAAGGCTGCGGATAACTCCCAGATACAAAGACAGAGACTTGATCAGGAAAACCGCATAGCTCAAGCCAAGCTTGCGGCGAGTATCTCTGAGAACAACTCACGAGAAGAATTGGAGCAGAGGCGCATCACATCCAAGGAACAGCTAGAAGGCTTTAAGATTGGACAAGAAATAGCTAAGGACTTGCAGGGTGAATAGTGTATCCTCTGTGAACAGTTTTGAGTATTACAGGCAAGCATTGCGTAATCAGATGAACGAGTACGCAGACCACATTAGTGGTGGCGCGTGTAAAGATTATAGTGAATACTCAAAATGTGTCGGAATCATTGAAGGCTTAGCAATAGCGGAGCGAGAGCTTCTGGATATGCAGGCTAAAGCTGAGGAAGATTACTCCGCATAAGCGGTGCAAGCGACTCTGGACGCTTTTTTCCAGTGCAAAGGAAAACTAATGAGCGAATCATTAGCAATAAACGATGACGCGAGTTCGCAAGAAGACGAACAGTCACGCAAAGCAAGGCAATTGCCTCAACCTAGAGGCTATAAAATACTTATTGCTTTACCTGAACCCGAAGAAAAGACGGCTGGTGGCATAATCAAAGCCACTGAAACGCTGCACAATGAAGAGATAGGGTCAATCGTAGGCATGGTCTTGGCTTTAGGCCCGGACGCTTACAGCGACTCACAGCGATTTCCGTCTGGCCCATCCTGCAAGGAGGGCGACTTCATATTAATGCGGTCTTATTCTGGAACCAGATTCAAGGTTCACGACAAAGAGTTCCGCTTGATTAATGACGATAGTGTTGAAGCTGTTGTAGAAGATCCACGGGGGATTGTGAAGGTATGAGTGAAATGCAAGAAGCGGTGGAGACTCAAGAGTCCTCTGCTGAAGAAAAGTTTTTTGGTGTCAAGACAACTATTGGCCGATCTCAAGATAACGAAGAGGCCGATTCTAGTTCAGATTTAGAGCTAGAGATTGTTGATGACCGCCCGGAAGAAGATCGTCGCGCACCCAAAGTAGAGTCATCTGCTGATGATTCCGATGACGATGAGCTTTCAGGTTACAGTGAGCGTGTACAAAAACGCATAAACAAGCTTCGATACGAGCAAAACGAAGAGCGCAGGCAACGCGAAGCGGCTGAGCGCCTAAGAGAAGAAGCTGTAAGTTACGCTCAAGCAGTCACCGCAAAGAACAAAGAATACGAATCTTTGATAAATCGCGGTGAAGCAGCGTTGATAAGCCAGATAAAAGATAAGGCTCAGTTGGCTCTTGAGACTGCAAGAGAGCAGTACAAGAAGGCTTACGAAGAGGGCGACACAGATAATGTTGTTGCCGCTCAAGAAAGTCTTATGAGGGCGCAAACAGAGCTTACGGAAGCAGGTAAGTACGAGCAGGCGTTAGCTAAAAAGCCTGTTAGTGTGCCGGACGATGCGTACCAACAGCAGGTTTATCAACAACAATTAGCAAGGGAGCAACAGTTTGCTCAGCAGCAATCTCAGCCACAGGTTGAGCCGCAAGCTCAAGAGTGGGCAACAAACAACCCTTGGTTCATGCGCGATGGTTATGAAGAGATGACCAGCACCGCATACGGTGTTCACACTGCTTTAGTTAAGAAAGGCGTGGCACCTAACTCAACGGAATACTTTGAAACCATAGACGCTACCATGCGTCAACGGTATCCAGACTTTGACTGGCAGGATTCAAGCGATACAGATGGCCGTAGCGCGTCCGTGACTGCTAGTCAGCCTTCGTCGGTGGTGGCACCCTCCTCTAGGAGTAACGGTGCTAAACCGCGCAAAATACGGTTAACGGCCAGCCAGATTGCTCTCGCCAAGCGTATCGGGCTTACCAATGAACAGTACGCAATGCAACTCATCAAGGAGGGCAAACAGTGACTGAAGAGCGCACCCCAAGAGAAAACGAGACGCGAGAAGCGTCTGCAAGACCTAGTGATTCATGGATTCCAGCTTCCATCCTGCCTGACCCTAAGCCTCAAGATGGCTGGGTTTTCCGGTGGGTTAGAACTAAAACCCTTGGTGAATCAGATAATGTTCATGTGTCTAGAATGTTTCGGGAAGGTTGGACGCCTGTAAAGGCAGAGGATCATCCTGAGCTTATGCTTTCCTCTGATATTGGATCTCAGTTTGAGGGCAATATAGAGGTTGGCGGCTTGCTTCTATGTAAGGCTGACAAAGCTAAAATGGATGCTCGTACTAAGCACTTTGAACAGGTAGCTGATAATCAAATGCAATCCGTGGACAATAATTTCTTGCGCGAAAACGACCCTCGTATGCCGCTGCTCAATCCAGAGCGAAGCACACGGGTGTCTTCATTTGGTAAGGACTAACCTCTGGCAAGGGGTTGGTTGATTAACTTGAGGAGGCCACTATGGCTACCGCTGCAACCCCTATGGGTGCTGAACCAGTTGATACTTTAAGTGCGAGCGGCTCGTTTACGGGCAAGGTTCGTCACATTAAGATCGCCAATGCTTATGGAACTGCTATTTTTTATGGCGATTTCGTAAAGTTGGTTGCTGCTGGCACCGTTGAAAAAGCCGCTGTAACAACCTCTGTTGTTGCTGGCACCGTTGGCATCTTTGTAGGCTGCGCTTACACTGATCCCAGCACAAACCAGATGACATTTAACCAACAATTCCCAGCATCAACTGCTGCTGATGACATTGTTGCTTATGTCGTTGACGATCCTAAGTTGTTGTTCCGTATGCAAGGTGACGAAGCTATTGCTCAAACCGGATTAGGAAACAACATCTCAGCAGTTAACACTGCGGGATCAACCTCCATCGGACGAAGCAAGAACGCCCTAGACGGCGGATCTATCGCTACGACCAATACATTACCACTGCGTGTCGTTGATTTCGTAGATGGCCCAACCAGCACTGTAGGTGATGCATTCACAGATTGTATCGTTACCTACTTGCCTCTGAGCCACGCTTACGAAACCAAGCTCGGCGTTTAAGGAGAACTAGGCAATGGCAATTTCAAGAGCGCAAATGCTTAAAGAACTCCTGCCGGGGCTTAACGCCTTATTTGGTTTGGAGTACGAAAAATACGAAGACGAGCACACTCTCATTTATGAGACTGAAAGTTCTGATCGTTCTTTTGAAGAAGAAGTGAAGTTGAGCGGCTTTGGTGCTGCTCCCGTTAAAGCTGAGGGTTCTGCAATCTCTTACGATTCAGCGCAAGAAAGCTATACGGCTCGCTATAATCACGAGACGATTGCGATGGGCTTCGCCATCACCGAGGAAGCGATGGAAGACAATCTTTACGATTCTCTCTCTGCTCGCTACACCAAAGCTTTGGCACGGGCTATGGCCTATACCAAGCAAGTTAAAGCAGCGAATCTGCTTAACAATGGTTTTACCAGCTTCCAATCTGGAGATGGTGTTACGTTGTTCAACGCTTCGCACCCATTAGTTAACGGTGGAACAAACTCCAACCGTCCATCTACTGGCGCTGACTTGAACGAAACATCGCTTGAGCAAGCAATCATTGAGATTGCAGCGTTCACCGATGAGCGTGGCCTGCTTATCGCAGCCCGTCCTCGTACCTTGGTTGTTCCTCCTGCACTGATGTTTACAGCAGATCGTCTGCTTGAAACCACTCAGCGCGTTGGCACTGCTGACAACGACATCAACGCCATCCGCAACATGGGTGCAATCCCCGGCGGATATGCTGTCAATCACTATTTGACTGACAGCAATGCCTTCTTCATCATGACTGATGTACCGAATGGCATGAAGATGTTTGAGCGTACCGCTCTAGAAACGAGCATGGACGGAGATTTCGATACGGGTAACGTGAGATATAAAGCTCGCGAACGCTATTCCTTCGGGGTAAGCGACCCACTCGGAATTTACGGATCTCCCGGCTCTAGCTAGAGTGACGTAACTTTGAACAGGGCTGCTTTCGGGTGGCCCTTGTTCTTTTCCTGACTAATTGTTTCACATGAAACATTTAGACTAACCCAGACAGGAGACTACAATGGGTACTACGACTTTCACGGGTGCAGTTCGTTCTGAAAGCACCTTCAAAACTGTAAGCAAAGACAGCACTTCTGGTGCTATTACTGAGGTTGCAACTATCGGTGACGGCCCCGTTAGCCTTGCTGATGGCAACGTAACCTTAACTAACGCCACTCACAGCGGACGAATACTGCTGGTTCCAGATGGCGGACAAGACAACACCTACACCTTGCCAGCGCCTATTGCTGGGTCTGTGTTTAGGTTTGTTTACGCTGGCGGTGCCGCTGACGCAACTGATGCGCTTATCGTTACCCCCGGAAACACTAATTTTTACATTGGTGGTGTTACTTTCCTTGATACTGACAACGAAGTTAGTGCAGTTTTTTCTGATGGCAACTCAAATAGCAGCATTCAGTTAAACGTACCTGCTGGCTTTGATGTAACGATTATTGGTTTGAACACAACCAATTATCAGATCTTCGGCACTGTTACGGGCGCAACTGCACCTGCATTTGCTGATCAGTAATAGGAGGTTAGCATGGCCGATGCAGTAGCAACTCAAACCATTGAGGATGGTGGTAGCACCGCCATTTTCAGGTTTACAAATGTCAGCGATGGCAGTGGCGAAAGCGCGGTCACAAAGATCGACGTATCAGCCCTTACTGCTGACCCTATGACTGGCGCGGCTTGTACCTCTGTTGTCATCCAAAAGATCTACTACTCATGCATTGGTATGGGCGTAAAGATCTTCTTTGATGCAACCACTGATGTGCTTGCTTGGCAGCTAAACGCGGATTGGTCTGATACGCTTGATTTCACTGACTTCAGCGGTATTCCAGATACAGAGGCGAGCGGCACCACGGGTGATATTAAATTCACCACGGTGGGTCATTCTAGCGGCGATGTGTATAACATCGTTATGCAGGTTCGCAAAAGATACTAGTAGTAGTTGTGGCTAGAAACTACAAAGAAGAATACAAGGATTTCCATTCAAAGCCTGATCAGAAGAAACGTCGTGCGGGGCGCAACGCTGCAAGACGCAAGATGACTGCGGCTGGCAAGGTTAAGAAGGGTGACGGTAAAGACGTTCACCATAAGGATGGGAATGCCTTGAACAATAAAAAGAAAAATCTTCGGGTAGAGTCTAGGTCAAAAAATAGGGCCAGAAAGAAATGAGCTTAACTGACGCTGAAAAAAACAGGCTCAAAAAGGTTGGATTATCAGGTCTTAATAAACCTAAGCGCACCCCAAGTCACGCAACTAAAAAAGCTGTAGTGGCTGTGCGCGATGGCAGCAAGATGAAGATTATTCGCTTTGGTGACCAGAAGATGGGTCACAACTACAGCGCGGAGGCTCGCAAGAGTTTCAAGGCCAGACACGGCAAGAATATTGCCAAAGGAAAAACTAGTGCTGCCTATTGGGCAAACAAGGTTTTTTGGAGCGGTAAGGGTGGGAGCAAAAAGTCTCCACCTAAGTCTCAAAAGCAAAAGTTTGGTAAAGGCTAATGGCTATTAGTCGAGCGCAAATGGGTAAGCAAATAAAGAACGCCCCCGCCAAAAAGAAGCGGGTATCCAAGAAGAAGACAAAGGCTAGGAGGCCGTAATGGCTGTAAGCGGTACATATGCGTTTAACTTAGACCTTTCTGATGCTATGGAAGAGGCGTTTGAACGCGCAGGCCTTGAGCTTCGTAGTGGCTATGATTATAGGACTGCTCGCAGAAGCATAAACTTGCTGATGCTTGAGTGGCAAAACCGAGGACTTAATCTTTGGACGGTTAAGGAGGGGACGCAAGCGTTAACCTCTGGGACTTCCGCGTATGCTTTAGATGCAAAGGTTTTTGACATCATAGAGGCGTTTGTTCGTATTAATGCTGGCAATACCTCTACGCAGCAAGATCAAACATTGACTAGGATATCTGTAAGCCAGTACGCCCATCTTTCAAACAAGCTTTCTGAAAGCAAACCTTTGCAGTATCAGATCGATAAAGCGCCGTCGCAGATCACCGTGAACCTCTGGCCTGTTCCAGACAAATCTACCTATACGCTGGTTTATTATTATTTGGAGCGTATAGACGATGCCGGATCTCCCGCATCAAACAACATGGACGTACCTGCTAGGTTTCTTCCCTGCTTAGTTGCTGGTCTTGCATATCAGCTAACCTTGAAGTTTCCAACGGCGAGTGATCGCTCCGCTGTGTTGAAGGCCGACTACGAAGAGCAATGGAATTTAGCCGCCGATGCAGACAGGGAGAAAGCCTCTCTGTATGTTGCTCCGTTTATATCGAGCAGTTTGTAGTATGAGTGCCTTTGCCAGCGGCAAGCACGCTTTTGGTTTTTGCGACCTAACAGGGTTTAGGTATCCTCTAAAAGACCTTGTTCCGCAAATAGTTAACGGCAGGCCGACAGGTTTGTTGGTTGGGAAGGATGTTAACAGCCCTGACCAGCCTCAGTTAAAGCTCGGACGCATCAGAATGGACGATCCCCAAGCTTTGAGGAACCCAAGACCAGATCAGGGTTTGGATGAAAGCAGAATCCTGTCTTCGTTTGATCCAGTGGGTCAAGTTGGATTGGAGATGTTTGGCAGCATTGGCACAGTAACAGTGAGTACAGGTTAATGGCTTTTACATTTACAACGCTAAAAAGCGCCATACAAGATTATTTAGAAACGACAGAGACTACTTTCGTTAACGATCTGCCCACAATTATTACTCAGGCAGAGGAGCGAATACTCAAGTCGGTTCAGTTACCAGATTTTAGAAAGAACGCTAACGGCACGACTACCCAGTCAAACCCCTATCTGTCTGTACCGTCTGACTTCTTAGCAACGTACTCTCTGTCAATAGACAACAGCGGGTATGAGTTCTTGATTAGAAAAGACGTAAACTTTATCCGCGAGGCGTACCCTGTTGCTTCAACTACAGGTGTGCCGAAGCATTATGCATTGTTCAATGAGCAGTCGTTTATTTTAGGGCCAACACCTAATGGCAATTACGCGGCAGAGATACATTACTTTTACAAGCCTGAGTCAATAACGGTTTCTAGTGACGGCACAAGCTGGCTAGGCACCAATGCTGAAAACGCACTTCTCTACGGTTGCTTGGTTGAGGCGTACACCTTCTTGAAGGGCGAGCCTGATCTTCTTCAGTTGTACTCAACCAGATACAACGAAGCATTAGAAGAGTTGAAGTCTTTGGGTGAAGGGTACAACACTACAGACAGTTACAGGTCGGGCGCTGTGAGGGCGGCTAGATAATGTTGATTCAAGCGCCAACACTTGAGATAGGTGAGGTTTCTGTTTCTACTACAAACAACAAAGGCCACAGTCCTGAGTTCTGGGCTGAGTCTGCCGCAAACAGGATTGTAAGTGTTGGTGGTGATTGCCACCCAGTCATAGCAGAGCAAGCAAGGGCGTTTAAGGAATCAGTCTTAAAGGTCGTTGAGTATTATATTAAGCAGGCAATACAGAGTGACAGAACAACTCTTATTGGTGAGCTTGAAGCACAAGGCCAGAGTGAAATGGCTGAAATTATTAGGAGATTGTAATGAGCATCACGACAGCTATGTGTACTAGCTTCAAGCAAGAGCTAATGGAAGCAAAGCACAACTTTTTGAACTCTGGCGGTAATACTTTCAACCTTGCGCTATACACAAGCAGTGCAACCTTGAATGCCAGCACAACAGCGTATTCAACCTCAAACGAGGTGAGCGGCACCAACTACACAGCGAAAGGTGCGTCTTTGACTCGCGTAGACCCAACCACATCAGGCACTACGGCATTCACAGACTTTGCAGACCTGACATTCAGCAATGCAACGATTACCGCGAATGGGGCGCTCATATTCAATGATTCAGCCTCTGGTGATCCGGCGGTTTGCACGTTAGCTTTTGGCGGCGACAAGACCAGTACAGCCGGAGATTTTACGATTCAGTTTCCGACAGCAGATGCTTCTAATGCGATTATAAGGATTGCGTAAATGCCAGCAGCAAAAAAGCCAGCAAAGAAGAAGTCAAAATCTAAGGTTAATGAGGCTGGTAATTACACAAAGCCTGAGATGCGTAAGCGTCAATTCAACAGGATTAAGGCTGGCAGCAAAGGCGGTAAGCCGGGGCAGTGGTCGGCGCGTAAAGCTCAGATGTTAGCGAAGGCTTATAAAGATGCTGGTGGTGGCTACAAGTAATGACTCTTAAAAAGTCACAAAAAAGCCTAAAGAAGTGGACTAAGCAGGAATGGGGAACCAAGTCAGGCAAACCATCCACTCAAGGCAAAAAAGCCACGGGAGAAAGGTATCTCCCAAAAAAAGCTCGTCAAGCTTTAACAGACAAAGAATACGCAGCAACAAGCAGAAAGAAAAAAGCTGATACAAAGAAAGGCAAGCAGCATTCCAAGCAGCCCAAAAAGATAGCTAAGAAGACAGCAAGGCACAGGAAATAGCGTGTGGCAATTGTTAATGGCTGGGGCAGAGGAACTTGGGGCGAAGGCGCGTGGAACGAGCCTGATGTTGTCGAGCCTACGGGTGTCGCTGGTACAGGCGCTGTCACGACAGTTACCGTTGATGCGGAAGCAAATACCTCTGTCACAGGCGTTTCTGGAACGTCAGCAGTCGGCACAGTCACTACGTCAGCAGCCGCTGATGTATCGGTTACAGGCGTTTCTTCAACAGGGTCTATTGGCTCGGTTACGGTCACGGGTGAGTCAAACGTCACATCGCCTAGCGTCTCCGGCACAGGGGCTGTCACAACGGTCACTATTGATGCAGAGGCCAACGCCTCGGTTACCGGAGTTTCTGCAACAGGTTCAACAGGCACGGTTGCAGCCACTGGTACAGCGGTTATCAGCCCCACGGGTGTTGCTGGCACAACTGCTATCGGCACCATATCGGTATCTTGTGACAACAACCTTAGCGTCACAGGGGTTTCTGCAACTGCGAGCGTCGGTGATGTATCGGTCACGGGCGGCTCAATCATTGTGCCTACTGGCGTTAGCGGCACTGGCGCAACTAATACGTCAAATGTATGGGGTCTTGTTGACAACAGCCAAACGCCTAGCTGGTCAACCATATCAACAACCCAAACACCTAGTTGGTCAGAAGTATCAACAAGTCAAACACCAAATTGGGAAGAGGTAGCTTAAATGGCAACTTATGTAAACGATTTACGGCTCAAAGAGATTGCCACTGGAGATGAGGCAGGCACATGGGGCACGAGTACAAATACTAACCTCGAATTAATTGCTGAGGCATTTTCATTTGGCACAGAAGCAATCACGACGAACGCTGATACTCATACTACTACTATTGCTGACGGCTCTACTGATCCCGGTAGGAGTCTTTTCCTTAAGTACACTGGCACTTTAGACTCTGCCTGTACGATCACTATTGGCCCGAACACTGTTAGCAAGCTGTGGCTCATACAAAATAGCACATCGGGGTCACAGAACAT